TTCAGCGGGCCGCAGAGACGAGAATCCTCGTGGACAAGCTCGTTAATATTTGATGGGAGGGATAGATCATGCAGGGACGGCCAAAAGACTGTTACTTCTACGCTGAGGACGTGGAGAAGGGCTTCCGATTTGTCGCATGGAATCCGCCTCCCACGGAAGGGGACGAGTTGTGCCTTGGGACTGTCGGCTGCACAGAGCAGCAGCTTGTGCAGGACATCCTTGACGGGAAGTATGACCGCTTTTTTGAAAAGGCGGTGGGAGAGTGAGCAGAGAGAAGCTCCTGAAACGCGCGAAGGATTATGCCTCTCCAATGGGATTGCGCGTGTTCCCATGCCGCCCGAAGGAGAAGGCCCCGGCTACCGCTCACGGATGCAAGGACGCAACCACAGACTTGGAACAGATCGCAAAGTGGTGGGACTGCCCGTATAATATCGGAATCGCCACGGGAAACGGTATTGTGGTACTGGATGTGGACATAAACCACGATGCGGGAAAGTATGGGGATGAAACCCTTGCCGATTTGGAGGGGCAATACGGCCCGCTGCCTGAAACTTGGATGTGCCTGACCGGAGGCGGTGGAGTCCATTACTATTTCCAGTGTGATGACCCGGCTTTGACAGTGGGCGTAGAGTTTGCTCCCGGTTTGGATTATCGAGGAAATGGCGGCTATGTTATAGCGCCTCCCAGCGTCCATCAGAACGGGCGTACATACGAATGGGAGGCAGGCCACACACCTACTAACTGCGCCCTTGCTCCGCTCCCAGACTGGCTGCACAGGCTTATGCTTCAGGGCAAAACAAAGGACAAGCCAACCAACAGCGCCGCCCCGGAGAAGGTCACAGAGGGGAAACGCAACGATGAGATGTTCAGGCTCGCAGCATCTCTCCGGGCGAAAGGATTGACTGTGGAGGAGATCACCGCCGCCATGATGGAGGCTAACAAGAGCCGCTGCGACCCGCCGTTGAGTAAACAGGAGATTGAAACCATTTGCAAGAGCGTTGGGCGCTATAAGCAGGGAACGGCAGATATGCCACCGGAAAAGAAAAGTACCTTTGATTCACTTAACTTTTATACGATCCCCAGTCTGACGGAAGAAGAGCGGAGACCGCCGGAATTTATTGTTGACGGTATGATTCCGTGTGGACTGTCTTTCTTATCTGGGGCGCCTAAAATCCGCAAGACATTTTTGGGATTGCAACTTTCCTTTTCCGTTGCAGATGGTCGGCCATTTTTAGGGCGGAAAACAGTAAAATGCGACGTGGCCTATCTTGATTTGGAGGGCTCGAAGTCACGGGCGGCGTCAAGAGCGGAAAGAATGTCTACGGATATTCCCGAAAATGTCTTCATCACGAACAACATCAAAGAACGCCTTGCAGACGGGCTCGTGGATAAGCTGCGGGAACTCCATAGGGAAAACCCAAAAATCAGGATGATAGTTATTGATACATACAGCAGGGCGCGCGGAAATTTTAAGGCGGGGAGCTCCAATGCCTACGATGCAGAAATAATCCTCTTAGAACCTGTTCAGCGCATGGCAATAGAGGAAAAAATTGCAATTTTGTGTATCCATCACGACAAAAAAGGCGCAGGCTTTGCCTTGGATTCTTTTGAGCGTATGTCTGGCACAATGGGAATTTCCGGTTCTGCCGATTCAGTATTAAACCTTATTGCAGACGGGAAACGGTTTGACGGAAAGGCGATTCTGGAATACACCCCGAGAGACGCAAAGGGAGGCGAAATGAACCTTGTATTTGATGATCGGCTTGGAGAGTGGCAAGAGGTTGTAAACCTTCCAAAGGAAGATATCAGAGGGAACCCGATTTGTGATTGGATTATTCGTAATGTACCTGAAAAGAGAAGTGCGGGGATGTTCCTACCATATGAGGATGTTTTTAAATACGCTTATCACTGCCAAATCAAAAATTCTGGCGATGAGGTGCGTAAGCAGCTTGAATCTCGCCGTGATGAACTCTATTCGGGCTATGGTATCGGTATTCAGATGGGCGTTAAATCGAATGGGGACCGTGGAATTAGAATTATCAATTTACTATAGGGGGTGTCCCTTGTCCCTTCTGAAGGGGCGCTATCGGGGGAGAATAGTTCCGCCCCTCTCTATGAGAAAGACATGCAACGTCCCTCCTGAAGGGGCGAGGGACAGGGGGTGCCCATATATGAAAGGAGAAAAGCAAATGGACGAGAAAATTTTACAGATTATCCCCGCGCCTGATGATATGTGGATAAGGGTGGACGGCTACGGCGGTATATTCCACACACGCGTTATTGGCCTCGCATTAGTTGAACATGCAGACGGTTACAGGGATGTCCAGCTCATGGATATTACAACCGGTGACGGATGTATTGATCTAAGTGGCTCTGCCAAAATCGTATATAGTGACACCTGTCCAGACGATAGAAAGGAGGACTAAAATGAGCTACTACAGAAAATGCCCTGAGTGCGGAGCAGCACTTGATCCGGGCGAGAAGTGTGATTGTGAGCTTGAACCCCGAGGGAACCCCGAGAAAAACGCCCTTGAACCAAGAGGGAACAAAGAAAAAACCGCCCCTGATGGTGCAAACATCAAGGGCGGGCGCGAGGTGGAACAAACTGACTCTGCCTCCAATTATAACGGAAGATGAGGGAGGATGTCAAGTATGAGCAGGTTAGTACATAACCCCGGAGACAAGGACATGCTGTCAAGCATTGATTTGGCAGATACTTATGTGAATTCTCTGGAGCTGCGCCGCTGCCCATTTTGCGGGGAGGAGGCGGAAGTGTACGCTGGCAGTATGTGCGGACGTATCCGTGTTGTGGTGCTCTGTAGTAAATGCAAATGCTCCACACCAAGCGAGTTCACAGGCCATGAGCTGATCGGCGGAAAGGATATCATGGTCTACGATGCGATCAGCGCTGCCGCGGCCCGTTGGAATCGGAGGCAGTGAGCGAAGAAATCTCCAACATAAAAAAGAGGAAAGCAAGGGGGCTTTGCCCCCTGTTTTCTTTTCCGTAGATTGACATAATACTATAATTATTGTAAACTAAAGATGCGGGATGTGTGGTCGGGACACATGTCCCGGCAACAAATTAGCCGGACTCACGGCGTAAAACGGAGGTTTTTATGGACGACACCAATGTGAATACGCAGCCCAACAACGCAGCCACGGCGGAAACCAGTGGGCAGGGCGAGCGGACATTCACGCAAGACGATGTAAACCGCATTGTCTCCGACCGGCTGGCACGGGAGCGGGAGAAGCTCACCAAAGCAGAGCCAGACGAAAAAGAACAGGCTTTAAAGGCCCGTGAGGCCCGGCTTGACTGCCGGGAATATCTTAACGGCAAACAGTATCCGGCGGCACTGCTGGATATTTTGGATACGACTGATAAAGACCGGGTCTGCGGGATTGTGGATGCTCTTGCAAAAGAGTTTCCGCTAATGCTTGCGAAAGTCAGGGGCGCTGATACGCCCAAACCGCCGGTAATAATGAGCGAGTCTATTGACAGCAGGATTGCCGAAGCCTTTAAGCCTAAAATTTAAAATTTTAGGAGTGATTTATAATGTCTATCGCACTTGCAACCAAATTTGCACCCTATACCGATGAACAGTTTAGCACTGAGAGCAAGAAAGCCCTCCTGACTAACCACGACTTTGACTGGACCGGTGCGCATACAGTGAAGGCCTACAAGGTCACAACGTCCAAGATGAACGACTATGGCCGTTCCGGCCCTGCTGAGGGGAATTGGAGCCGTTACGGGGCCGTGTCCGCCCTGGACGCTACCACGGAGGAGTTCACCTTAAAGAAGGATCGGTCCTTCACGTTCGCGATTGATAAGCTGGATACCGATGAGACCGCCCGGCAGCTGGCCGCTGCTTCCGCTTTAGCTCGGCAGAACCGCGAAGTCGTGATCCCCGAAGTAGATACCTACACCTACGGCGTGATGTGTGAAAACGCAGGCCACAAACCCACTGCTCTGGCCCTGACCGCTTCAAACATCTATACAGAAATCCTAAATGGCTCCCTGGCTCTGGATGATTCCCAGGTCCCCGAAACCGGCCGCGTTCTGGTGGTGACACCGGCGATCTACACCATCATGAAGAAATG